GAATCGTAATTCTTTAGGCGGCCCGTGCAACCTTTGAAGAGAACTTCGCCGGCGGCCCGGCCCCGGAAGGTTGCGTTGTTTACCGTGCCCGTTTTGTCGATCAAGGTATTCACGTAGGTCTTGGTAACTTCGGCCAAGGTCTTATAGTGCGTCTCGGAAAACCTGCAACTAGGAACAACAATATCGACCCCTTCGACTGAATCTTGGGTAACGCCTATGGCGCCCTTCATGTCCGGGGCCGTCTTCCCGGCCGGGGCGTACTTGTTAACCGTCGATAGACTTTGGGTTATATGTTTTGTCCCGCCGGTCGTGTCGAACTCATACATGGGATATTCGCCGGCCATGCCGGACAGTGTTTGTCCGCCGGTCTGGCTGGAAGCCAGGTTTGACCCGGTGTTATCGGTCGTTGCTGTCCTTAGTTTTGCTTCATAGTTGGCCTCGACTAGCCAAACCCCGTTTCCTTGTGGCGTTGCCGAGTAGGTTTGCAAAACCGTGCCATTGAAAAGCAACGGTATGACGTTATTGCGTAGTTCGTCATGAATATCCGATTCAGTATCCGACCCGGTAGCAACCCAACGCCGAACGAACGACACTTCCCCGGTAAGGGAATAATCGTATTCACGCGAGTTAGCAAGTTCCCAGGTTGTTACTGGCATTAGTCGAACTTAGCTCCGCCGGCTTTGACGTCTTTCCGAAGTCCTTTTAGTTGGTCAACCTGTTCCTTTCCGATGGTGACCATTTTTTCCCCGATCGACTTGGCGCCCATAAGGCCGGCCGCCGCCGAAGAAAACGTACCGGCCACCTCGGCCCCGGCGACCATGCCGAGGCCCCGGTAGGCGTCGGGTATTCCCTTGTTCACGGCCGTCCTGGCTTGCTTGAAGTTCTCAACCTGGGCCTTCAACCAGGCGGTGATTTCTTCTAGGTCGCGCTTTTGTGCGGCCCGCTCTGACTCGGCCGCGATCTGGGCCTTAAGGGCGTCAATGCGATCCCGGCGACCCTGTTCTGTATCCGCTCGCTGGTTGCGTCGGTCTTCTTGTAATAGCCGGTCCCGTTCGCGTCCGCGTAAGATTGATTCGTTTACTCCGGTATCAACCGTGTTCAATGTCGCGGCCCGGCCGACGACGCGTAGGCCCGTCTCGAAGTTGCTGTAAACCCAGTTAAAAAGCCGGGAAACCCGGTGAATAAGTTCATCGCGGAAGTCGCTAAACCCGGCAAACACTCCCTGGTAGGCCTGTTCGGCGGCAAGTTGGATTCCCTTGAACGCGATACTTGCTGCCGTCTTTAGGTCGGCCGTCGCCAGGGCGTCATATATTCCCTGACTCATGCTCTGGAAAGTGCCGATGACTTCGGCGGCGGCCTTTGCAATGTTGCGGCCCATCTCGGCCGTGACCCTGGCGACCGTATCGCTGGTTTCCATTCCCCATCGCCGCACCGAGGGGATGAATAAGAGCCAACTAGCCTGGCGGGCCATGAAAAACCATTTGTTGAAGTAAAGTGCAACCGCCCCGGTCGCCAGGCCCATCGCCGCACTCACCGCACCCGCAGCAACGACGAACGGCGTAAACGCGAATTGAACGACCGAGATCGCGGCGGCCAGCCCGAGCAATGCGCCGCCCAGGCCGAGGGCCGTCATGGTGACAATGGCAAACGTCTTGACGACTTGGGGGTTTTCTTCGTTCAGTTTTGCCAGGCCATTGGTCACCAGCATGGCGACGTTGCCAATCTGGCGCATCATCGGGGCCAGAACTTGGCCGGCCGACAACGCCAGGCCCTCGAGTGAACTTGTCAAAAGTTCGACTGACCCTTTTAGCGTGTCTAACTGGGTCGCCGCGATGCGCGACGTAGTGCCCATAGAGTTTTTGAGGGCGTCGGAATACTTCTGGAGTTTGGCGCCGCCCTGGCTGACCAGCTCGGCGGCCCCGGCGGCTTGCCTGGCGGGAAAGATCGTCCCGAGGGATTCCAGTTTGTCGCCCGTACCGACGCCGGTAAGGGCTCGCTCTAGGTCGGTCACAATGGCGACCAGGCCGCGGAAGTTGCCTTTTTCGTCTTTGACCTGAACGCCCAACCGGGCAAGTTCCGCCTTCGCCTCGGCCGAAGGCGAAGTCAGCGAAAGAAGCATTCCGCGAAGTGTTGTTCCGGCCATTTCTCCCTGAACGCCAGCATCGCTCAAAAGTTGGATTCCGGCCGTAATTTCCGTTAGGCTTACGCCGGCCGTTTTTGCCATAGGGCCGACGAACTTGAACGCCTCGCCCAACATGACCAAATCAGTATTAGCGGTCGTCATGGCCGACCCCATGACGTCTAACACCGTCCGAAGTTCGCTTGCCTGATAGCCCATCCCTTTCATGACTTTAAGGGCAATATCAGCCGACTGGGCGACGTCGATTTGGGCGGCCGCCGTCAGATCCAAAACCGGGGCCATCGCCTGCATAACTTCTTTTGGTCGCAACCCGGCAAGGGCCAAGACGCCCATACCCTGTGCGGCCTGGCGGGCGCTGTAGGCCGTGACCAGGCCGAGGCGTTTTGCTTCGTCGACCATTGCCGAAAATTCGTTGTTTGTTATCCCGGCCGTCACGGCCTTGACCCGGGCCATCGCCTGGTCAAAGTCGGCAAACTGACTTAACCCGAGGAACAACGGGATACCGCCGGCGACGCCAGCCCCGACCAGTTGGGAACCGATCGACTGAACCGACGCCGAGAATGATCGCAGTTTTGCTTGGGCGGCCGCCAACCCCGAGTGAAGCGGGTTGTTGTTTGTCCCGACTTCGACGAAGGCCGACCCGGCTTTGACGCTAGCCGCGCTAACTGCCATTTGTCGGCCCCCCTTGTTTTCGTAGTCCAAACGCTTCTAGGATCGCGCGGCCGGTCTGTTCCTTGTTCAGCTTTTGCGGTTTCCTGTACGGGTTCAGGTTTTCCGCCCGAATCGCCGCCGAGCCCTTTGCCCGGTGTATGTTCGCCAGTAGTGCGATCACCTGGGCGGTCTGGTCCCACTCGGCCTTAAGCCGCCCCTCGGCCATCCAGACTATTTCTCTCCAGGTGAAGGGGCCGGGGTCGATTCCGATAATTCCGGCGGCCTCATAGATTGCTCGAGTGACTTCAGAACTTCTTCCTCCGAGATCTCTTCTAGCGCTTTCATCGCCCGGGCCATTGCCATTTTCTCTACTAGGCCCATCTTGGTTCGGGCCTTGGTCATCGCTTCCCTCTGTGCCTGAGGGAAAAAATCCACTAGCTCACCGATGAACGAGTCAGTTGCGGCCGCGAGTGAATCGCCAAACAACGCGGCCCCGAAGTCCTCATCACTAACTTTGGCCGCCTCCGCCTGGTCGCGACACAAAACATAGAGCGTGTCGACAAACTGGATGACGTCGCGGCGGGTCAAAAGGTCCAACCCCTTGAACCCGTCTTCAATTAACGCGACCAAGTCGACGCCTACGGCGGCTTTTACTCTTTTCAGTGCGGCTACGTTTATAACCAGGGTCCAAACGCGGCCGCGATTGTCACAGAATGTCCGCATTAGGCAACGGTCATCTCGCTAGGGTCATTGCTCGACTGAGCAACGGTCAACACTACAGCAGCTTTTTCGACGTCGTTTAGTCCCTGTGAAATCGTGAAGTCTTTCACCTGCGCGGAAAACCGTACTCCAAGCGTACCCGACACGGCCGACCCGCCGTTCAGAACCGCGAACTCGATTACGGTCGACCCGTAATATGCGGTCTTAAGCGTAGTCCAGTCGTCGTCGCCGCTCACATATACCATTTCAAAATTACAACTTAAATCTTTGAGCGTTGCCACGTTTATTTTGAACGCGGAAGCGCGCTTCGAGGCGTCGGCAGAATCTGAGGTCTGATTAAGGGTTACGTCCCGGACGTTGACTATTTCGTTCCACGTCGGCGACCCGTAAGTGCCAGTATTGCGATAAAGTTTGCAATTTAATCCCGCGACGACTGCCATTTATCACCTCGCTTTCACGCTATTGCGCCAAATTTCAGGAATGTTATTCCGTTCAGCCTCGAGCGCCGGCCGCATGAACGGCCGGGCCCGTATGTTTCTTACCTTGCGTTGGCCTCGACTGATCC